GCCAAAGTACCTGTCTCAATATTTTTTATCCAAAACTTATATAAATAATCACACAATTCTGCAAAAGTAAAAATGCCCTTATCAAATGACAATTCTAATTTGAGATAATCAATTTTCCCTTCACATAATCCTTTTAATATAGTTAAAGCCTGAGTGGCTGATAATTCTTTGGAATAAGGTAAATGTGTTCCTATCTCAGAGTAAATGTTCTTATGTGAACCAAAATTTGTTACAATACCATTTATCGTTTGATTTTCATATGATGTATAACTTAATAATCTGGTAACATCCGTCATTGTTACTATCTGTCTTAATTCAGATGGTGTATTAGCGTAAACATATGATTTGTTTTTTTCACTTTTCTTAAATTTACTAATTAATTTATTTAAAGAAGGCTCTGAAATTTTACTGATTTCTATACCCCTTTTTGATAATAATTCAACCACTTCTTGTTCTAATATAAAAAATCTATTAGTTTGAGGTAATAACCATCTTAATTCTGGAAATTTAATCCAGGCAGTTAATGCCGTTGGGTCAAAATCTCCACTTAAAGGTGCTAACATTCTTGGTAATTCTATGTAAGATGGTTTGTATGTGTAATTATTTGGAGTCATATTTCCTACAACCTGATAGCCCATACAATGTTCAATTAGATTTAACAATTCGTAATTACTTAATTCGAATAATGATATATAGGGTGAAGGATCGGACATGGTTTTTTCAAGTAAGTTAATCAATTTTTGTTCGAATTCATCATTTTTTTGTGGGAAAATTTTGAATATAAATATTTGCTTTATTTTTGATATTAATTCTCTTAAAAATTTTGCAGTTTGCTTTCCAAACCTGGTTTCATATACAGGCATTGTTCTAATTGAGTAAGCACGGGATATTCTTCTTGTTATATTTTCATCTTGTAATGCTCCCATGAAATCAACTTTATTGACCCAATTTAAAAATCTGAGTGTGTTAATAGCACTATTTCTTGTCGAGACATTATTGAAAAACCAATTATCTATAGTAGGAATTTCAGAAAGCTCCTTTAAATCTCTTAATTTAGGTATTCTTACTATTGCTTGAATAGATTTCATGAAATTTTCTTCATTAACATTAAAAGCTAGACAATCAGTGATAGCCCAAATTAATTTATATTCATCATCATTAAGATCAAATTTTAATCTTAATGTTTCAGAATCACTACCTGCTAATAAATGCATTAAAGGGTGACTTATAGGATATCCAAATAATGATAAGGGCGTATAAATATCTTGAGTTGTAGGCTGACTATTAAAATAAAACTTCCAAATTAAATGAGCCATTAATTGAAACTGAGCATAACTAGTGTTCATGCTAAATCCATTAATTAAACATTCTATTGATTTACTAAAACATTGATTTATGTCATAATTATAACCTTTATCTGTTGGTTCAAATTTAAGAGAACCAGCAAATTTTCCTGTTAAGGGCATTAACTCACCTTGTAAATATAATATAGATACTAATTCAAAATACACTGATCCTATATGACTTTTCTTGATTGACAACATATGATTTGCCATTTTCATATTATATTCATAGACGAATATACCTGGCTGAATCAATTTTTCATTTGTATAAAACATTTTCCCTCCACTATCATCAGAATGTGCCATCATTAAATAAGTTAAGTTTTCTTGTAAAGGCACCAAAGATTGTTTGACAATATGATCTGTATATAGTTGATTAACAGCATGCATTAATGATGATAAAAAATTAAAGATCCCCATAACAAAACTATACCATAATTCTATAGCTACAGCTTGACTTTCTTCATCGAAAAGATCTTGGAATTTGCTAAAATCTAATTTAATATTTTTATTTTCCTTCAACATATTCAAAACAGTTTTTCTGGTGACAATTTTTTTAGTCAACATCATATGGAAAAATTTTAAAAAATGCTTTATAAAAGAATTTGGCAATACTGTTTTCATAGAGATGACAAAATTTATGTATTTATAAATCTGGCTTCTTGGTGC